NAGCGATAGATGACGAAAGATACGAGTTTAGCTGATGCGATATGTTGACAGCAAGGACGGTGGAGCCGACGTAGAGCAGGCTGAAGCCGATCTGCGCTCTATCGCCAGTCTTCTCGATTCAATCAACGGCGAGAAGATCGCAATTCAATACACGGGCCGCATAACAGGCTCCGATCACGGGCTGTATGTTGACAACAGGCCACTATACGAGCTGGTCATTCGTTGTCTTTATGACAAGCTACTAATACCGGGCATCAGTGATTTGAAGTTCCTCATTGGGCGGCAGATGTATATTCAGGTTGAGATTGCTGAGGAGTAAGGGAAGATGTTTAGCATAGCCGGTATCAATATCGAGAATAGGTGTGCGGCGGAGAGGATGAAGAAAGAGGTGGCAAATGAGTACGAATGATCTATATATCAAAACATCAAATCCGCCACAAGTGCCACCGGAGATTGATGGTAAATGGTTTACTATCTGGTTTGACAATTCCCCCCGCGCACGCTTCCGCCGATTCATTAAGAGCATCATCCACTGGATCAAGCCGATACATTACACACATTGTGCCATGCGGTGGGATGGCGACGTTGGCCCCATGCGGATTCGCTCTCCCTACCAGTCACAGGAGGAATTCGATGCAGAGGTGGAGAGGATAGAGGCAGAAAATGAATAAAGACGAACTCGCCGCATACCTTCAGGGTAAAACAATAGCCAGCGCGAAGACGTTTTATTATATGGGCTGGGTTGGTATAGAGTCTGTCACATTTGACAATGGCGCAGCATTGGAATTATTTGGTAGCGCGGGTGTTGCCCAGGTCACGTCGCTAAGGCGAGAGCGAGATGGCAACATTGAATTTATTGGCGTTGGTGAGAGGGAGCCTGACGATATAGGCACGCGCATGATTGAGCGGTGGAGAGATAGCGACAATCCTGGCACCGTGTTGTTCTTTTCCGAAGATGGCGATGATAGCAACGACGGCCTCGCGCCAGAGACAGCGAAGAAGACATTCGGCAGCATTTCGTTTGATTCAGAGCCCGAAGAGATTACCATTTACCTACCAGAATAATGACCTATGTCACTTCAGAGCCTTGAACGAATTCTGAGCAAGCAACAGCTTAACGCCTTTCTCGGAGAGGTGGCGGAGGAGGCAGTTAGGCGCGTGGCTGCTGAGAATAGCCCATTTCGCACCTTTCAAAAAACATACAGACACAAGCCGCTCGAATTCGTCCACGACTCCATAGAGTTCCGCAGTGATAAACCAACTGAGTACCAGAATGATATCCTATCTCATATTGTATCAGAGAAGCGTATTGCAGTCAGGGGGCCTCACGGGATTGGCAAGACGGCCCTGGCTGCCTGGGTGGTGCTGTGGGGAATTCTAACGGCAGATGACTGCAAGGCCATTACTACAGCGTCTGCGTGGCGACAATTGACAAAGTTCCTATGGCCAGAGATTCATAAATGGACAGGGCGCATTAAATGGGGTAAAATAGGCCGAGAGCCATTTACGCGGGACGAATTGCTCACTCTATCAATCAAGCGCAATTCGACTTGTGAGGCGTTCGCAGTCGCCAGTAACAACGCAGATTTTATTGAGGGTGCACACGCTCAACGGATCGTCTACATTTACGACGAGAGCAAAGCAGTCCCAGACGCAACTTTTGATGCCACTGAGGGACCTTCTCAGGAGCCGGAGAGGATACGGACGCAGAGGCTTATGCTCTGGCAATCTCTACCCCAGGCGAGCCGATAGGCCGCTTCTATGATATTCATGCCAGAAAGACAGGCTACGAGGAGTGGTGGACACGACACGTCACACTAGATGAAGCGATAGCGGCAGGACGCATCAGTCGGGTGTGGGCAGAGAACAGGAAGCGGCAATGGCTTGAAAATTCTGCAATCTACCAAAATCGCGTTCTTGGTGAGTTCGCTTCCAGTGACGAGGATGGAGTTATCCCGCTGGCCTGGGTAGAATTGGCAAATGAGCGTTGGCGACAGTGGGATGATGCGGGCAAGCCGCTTGATGAGCCAATGACAACGGTCGGGGTTGACGTGGCGCGGTATGGGGATGATAAGACGGTCTTTGCGCTGCGCTATGGAAAGATCATCATTGAACTGAGAAAGCACAGCAAAATGGATACGATGGAGACAACCGGTTTGGTGACCGGGATTCTACGCAATGGTGGGAAGGCCATCGTTGACGTTATCGGGATCGGAGCAGGAGTCGTTGACCGATTGCGTGAATTGAAAATGCAAGTTGAGCCATTTACCGCATCAGCCAAAACGGGATTGCGCGACAAGAGCGGCGAGATGGGCTTCGTCGATGTGAGGTCGGCGGCTTGGTGGAATTTACGCGAGATGCTAGACCCGGCCGGCGGTGAGGATATAGCACTGCCACCAGATGATGATTTGACTGGCGATCTCGTTGCGCCGAAATGGAAACCACAGAGCGGTGGCAGAATCAAGGTTGAAAGCAAAGAGGAAATCAGAAAGCGCATAAAACGCAGCACAGATTGTGCCGATGCTGTGATTCAGGCGTTTTGGAAACAATATTCAGGATGGGCCAGAGGTCCGTCGAGGTAGAAAAGGAGAGCGAAATGGATGAACTGAGAAAGTACTATTTGATAGCATATAATACCAGGAAGGGGATATACACACCGATTGGTGGATTGGGAGACGTTGAAGGCTACTTTGAGACGCGCGATATAGATGAGATAATCAATCATTGGTCATTGAGTAGCTGGGACCACGGTGAAATATTCTCAATCGAGGATGAGAGAATTATTGTGCATGCATTCACATCGCACGATGAGGAATCAGATGATTATGGTACGTGGATTAAATGCCATAAATCACTTAACAGATATGTGGATGCGCGAGAACTAGGATAGTTTATGGATAACCAAAAACAATCATTAGAGCAAATTGAACGAGCAGTAGAGCGAGCTAAAAAACCAGGCTCAAGGCAGCCCCGCTTTACTGAGGATACCGAATCGTTTTTCGGCTCTGTATACTACTGGTCGAAAATGGCAGAGATTGAGGAGCCGCTGTATAGCGCCAACTCAACGAGGCGTGACGAATGGCTTTCTGATTTCTGGCGTAGAGAACCGCACCTGGCAGGTATTCTCAATTCTGTCGTGGGGATTGATAGCAATAGAGGTTGGTCACTGGTCGGCGGCCGCAATCAGGTTTACCGCTATACAGATGTACTGAGAAATACCTGGGCAAATCCGTCAATACAGGGATGGCGGCACTTTAGTGCAGTGCAGGCACAATCGTTCTACATCACTGATTTGGGGGCAATCGCCGAGATTGGTAGACAGAGGAAGCGTGGTCCGCTTCGTGGACTGTATCACACGGACCCAACCCGATGCACACTCACGGGTAAAATTGATACCCCGCTCAAATACAAGCCCTGGCGTGGCAAGCTCCAATACTGGAGCTTGGACGATTACTACCGTGTTTCCTCTATGATTTCCATACAAGAGAAATATCGTGGCCTAGGATTTTGCGCTCTTTCTCGTTGTCTTGAACTGGCAAAAATAATGATTGCGGTCTATCGACACGACCAGGAGAGCCTTGGTGCGCGCGCCCCCGATGGGCTGCTCTTACTCAAAAACATCACGCCGACACAATGGGATCAGGCGATGGAGTCCAGGGATGCTCTGAAAGACAACTTGGAGGAGCGTTACTATGGTGGTGTTGCAGTGTTGGCCTCAATGGGAGTTGATGAGGTTGACGCAACACTCGTTGCGTTGAGTACGCTGCCGGCAGGCTTTGACAAAAAAGTCTTCACTGACCTCACGATGTATGGCTATGCGCTTGCATTTGGCTACGATCCATCGGAATTCTGGCCCGTGCAATTTGGCGCACTCGGTCGTGGCACTGAGGCGGAAATGCAACATCAGAAAGCCACGGGAAAGGGCGGTCTTTCATTTGTGCTTGCATACCAGGAGCAAATACAGGAGCTGCTGCCTGACACGCTACAGTTCGAGTTCGAGCAACGGGACGACGCTGGCCGGATGACAGAGGCCGAGGTTAAAATGGCTTATCTTGACATTGTAGCGAAGGCATACGAGACCGGGCTAAGGGAAGGCAAGCCGCTTTTGAGTTGGGAGGAGGCGCGGTCATTGGGGGCAGATGAGGGATTATGGCCGCGAGAATGGACGGAGGTCGAGGAAGACGTGGAGGCCACTGACACAGAAGAAGCGACGGTCCGCCAACTCCGCCAAATGATGATGGAGTCCAGCGAGGTCAGACGGGCGATTCTACGTTTCCCAAA